GTCATACAAGAATTAAATAAAATGGCTATAATTCATTTATATTTAATGGGGTATGAACAGGATGATTTAAATAGTTTCACATTATCATTAACAAATCCATCATTACAACAGGAACAATTAAAAGCTGAATTATTCCGTGAAAAAGCTCAAACATATGCTGAATTAACACGTAGTGAAAGTGGTCTTGCACCAATGTCACATACTAATGCTAAAAGATTATTATTCAATATGAGTGATAGGGAAATTGTTGAAGATTTAAAACAGCAGAAAATGGAAAAGGTTGTGATGCAAGAATTTGCTGATGCACCTGTTATAATAAAAAAGAGTGGATTATTCACAGATATTGATAAGAGATTTGGTGAACCGGTTGAGGGGATACCAATTCCTCCCGAAAATACTGAAACACCTGAATCTAATGTTGGTGGTGGTATGCCTGAAATGCCAACATCTACACAGCCTTCGGCAAATGCCACAGCACAGCCACCAATTCCACCACAGGGGGGTGTTGAACCAACGATGGGTGGACAATCTACTGAATTATCAGAAGAAAAGATTGGTGGTTTTGATGAATTAATCAATAATATGGTTTTTGGTGGCACATCAGAACCGAAACAAATAAAATCAAATAAAAGAAAAAAAATAATTAATGAAAACACAACAAAAAACAATAAATTAAATACTAATGCTGAGAATATGATAAATGAGATTAACGATTTGTTAAAAACAACAGAATCGATAAATTCGAAAAATAAAATATTTGAAAACACATTAGACATTAACATTGATGATATTGACATGTAGTTGAATAACATGAAATTATTATTACTTATATAATTTATAAACATTTATAGTATTTATTATTAAAAATAAGAATATGGAAAACATGAATATAGGGATTGCAAATTTATTAATTTCTAATAAAATAAGAGAATCATATTTCGATAATAATTTAATAGAAGAATCGAAAAAAGTAACTTTAGATTTTTTAGAAACTATAAAAAATTCTCCTATATTACAATTAGAATTTAAAGTGTTTAATAATTTAGAAAACAAACACATTGAAAATGAATTAGCAGCAACCAGATATGTTGATAATAATATTAAATTATTTGAAGTATACACAATTGATGAAATTAATAAAGAACATGAAAAATTAAATAACATATTTGATGAAAGATGTTTAAAAAATATGTTAGATAAGGAAAAAATTAATTTATATTCTGCGGTACATTCATTAATTAAAGAATCTATTAGTAATTACAATATGGTTGATGTTGATAAAATACATGAATCATTTACAATTGTTTTAAATCACATAAAAAAACCAAAGAATATTTTAAGTGAAAATGTTGAAAACGATATTATTAATGATGAAATTATTGAGATTGCAATTGATAAGTTCAATGAAAAATATTCTTCATTAAATGAAGATGATAGAAATTTATTTCAAAGATTAATCAAATCGAAAGATAATGAAAAAATTGAACTTTTAAACGAATATAAAACCGAAAATTTATTAATATTAGAAAAGATTAATAAAGACAATATTAAAGATAATATTACAAAGGCAATTAGTAAAATTCATGAAATGAAATATGATAATACTACCATCGATGATGATATTATTTCATTACATGAATTGAAGAAAAGTTTGTGTTAAATATTATTCTTCACATCAGCATTAAATTCATCAAAAGTTTTTGCTTTTTCATTTGGGGGTGCATTCATTCCTAAATTATCATAACCAAAATAATATCCTTTAGGTTTTTTTACACCAGTACTATTATCTTTATCCCCCAATATTGCGAATATCTTAAAAACATAATCAATACCCTCTTTTTCATACCCACTATCATTTTTAGCGTTGTTTATTGTGTTTGTATAAGATATTTTACTGATGTGTGCAGGACCTCTATTATAACCAAATAATGCACTACTTGCCAAACTATCTGATTTATTTGCACAATATTTCATATATCTACACTGTGCTTTTATCATTAATTCAGGATGATCCATAATGTTTTGTAATAATATTGGTTTATTTAATTTCGTATAACTATCGATTGGTTCTGTTATGTTTTTCATTAAATTATCAATTTCATCTTGACTAAATTTGGGAAATACATTATAACTATTTTTCGCTACAATGTTATATATTGTCATCATTAGAAATTGCGTTAATCCAAATGCTGCTGGATATCTAGTTCCACTTGATTTAGTTTTACCAACAGAAAAATCCCAAATTCTATATTTTGATTCAGCATAGCATTGTGCTGCCAAAATATTAGCATCCATTTCATATTCTTTAGCATATTGATCATACCAAGCAATCATTTTTTCAACAAATACATTTGAATCTGAAATAACATTACTTTTCCAATTAAAATTATCAGTTGGTGTTGTTGGTGGTAAATTATAAACTTCAAAATATTTAGTAAAATCAACATTTGGCATTGTTTTATTTCCAGACAATTTATTATCTTCTGTTTGTGTTATAACATGTTTAATAAAATTTTTTCCGTATTCACTTAATTTAGTATACATTTTATTCAATTTTTAATTCATACATTGATTGATATTTTGCATTATTTGGATTTCCATTACTACTCATTACAGCTTCACTAATAACTTTTTGAACACTTGACGATCCAATTGTTTCATCTGAACTTCCACCCACAAATCCAAACATTGTTGCAGGTTCAGTAACTCTTGGTTGTGTGTATTTAACGATTTTTGTACCAGAAAAACTAGTTGTCATTGTATTTGGTATGATATTATGTTCGACAGAAGTTATTAAATATGCACCATTATACATTGGAATATTTTCAAGTTGAAAATATTGTGTTGGTTGTATCATTGCATTACCCAAACCTTCAACAGTTGCACTATAGGCTCTATTTTCATATAAATTATACAGATTCTGTCCTTTTGGTATTGAAACACCACCTTCATTATCTCTAGCTAATCTTGATAAGATTTGTATTGATTCGTTAGTTTCAGGATATTCTTTACTATTAATTTTTATGTTTGTAAACATCGATTGATTTTGTTCACCAAATCTAACCCTAAATGCACGTACTTGTCTATATGGAAAATTAGTGTTTTTTATTGTTTGTTCATCACCATTTAAAGAATTATTACTTCCATTTTCTGAAGTATTAAAATCGGGTGCATCAGTAAATTCCAAATCAGAAATACCATCATCCTTAAAATCACCCTTAATTGTTGTTGGATAACTAGAACTTCCACCAATATACATACAAACAAAACATGGACTTTGATTTGAAAAATCACCAGTTTCAATTTTAAATGATTTTTCCCAATCATTCTCACTATAACTCATAAAATTTTGAATTGGAAAAAATTCAAAACCATTTGACGACAATAATTGTGTTAATACTGTAAATACACTTACATTTGGATCATCAAATGCCTCAATTAATCTACTACAATCAAGAATGGTATCACCAATTGGATTTAATGCTCTATCAACAAAAGCAAATGAATTAATTAATCGAGAATTTTCACCAAAATTAAATGGATAACCATATGTTCTATTATTTGGATTAGATAACCATTTATCATTAACGTTTTTAAATGAGTAATATGTTTGAGTAACAATATCCTCATCACCTTTCATTTTCTTATTTTCTTCTTCAGATTTTTCAACATCTTTTTCTTTTTCAACCAATTTCGTGTTGATTTCATTAAATAATGTGGAAAAATATGTATTATTAATTTTTTTCTTATTAGAATTTTCATTCAATTTTTTTAATGAACTAAATTCTGAATCGTATTCTTTCGACATCTTAAATGTTAATTGAGAAAAATTTAAAATTGTTGTTTTTTCTAAAATTGGTTTAATTAATTTATTAAAATATGTGACACCATTAATACTTTCATTTGGATTTAATAAAATTTCATATGATTCTTCTTTTGTTTTTCCAAAACCAATACTTTTTTGTACATCATTATATAAATTCAAAAATTGTGTTGTAAATGTTTTTAAATAATTCAATTCAAAATTATCATATTCTAATTTGAATGCTTCTTTATCTTTTTTCGATAGGTAATCATTAACATCTTTAATGTCTGCAAAAATTAACACACCTGCCGTGCTTAGTGTATTACCATCACCATTAATAAAAAATTCTTTAAGTGCTGTAATAAATGAACTATCAATACTACATAATAAACCAACATATGCTGATAAAAATTGTGGTACTTCAATAGCTGCTGGCACTGTGAACACTAAATCATTTAAATTTTTTGAATATTTATTAAATGGACTGAGAGTATAACCAAAATTAGATAAAAACAACAATGCACTTAATTTCGAAGTAGTGGTTAGTATATTATATAATTTAGTATCACATTTTGATAATTGGTTAACCCAAATATCAATAACATTATTAAATTTATTTAAACTATTTGTTGTTGATACTGAATAATCACTCCAACCACGATTTCCCTTTGAATAAAAATTATTTATCATATTTTCTCTATTTTTTGATTTCTGTAGTGAAACCAAAAAATCAACCATAAAACTATTTAAATCAGCAACGTATCTAGTATCTAAATTTACATTATCATATTTAGTAACAACTCTTGTGTTAATTTCACCCTTTCTATCCACACTATCATCTCTAACATAAACAACATTTTCATTTGTAAATTGATAATAATTTTCAGGTCGTCTACCATTAAAAAAACTTTCAAAAACATTCTTTCTCACACTTTCTTGGAAAACATTAATTGGATCATTACTACTATTCGATGTCTGAGCAATAATTTCATTACTAACTATTTTAACACCAACAAAATTTTCATTAGTTAATTTATTTACATAAACTTTATCTTGTATTGAAATATTCAAATATTCTTTTCCTATAAAATCGTAATAATCCTTTACGTTTGAATTTAAATATGTGTAAAAATTGTTCATCACTTCAGTAGAAACATATTTTTTCGTAAATTCTTTTAATGCACCACTTAAATTTGTATTGTTAATAGATGCAATTAAATTAATAGCCTCTGCCTGTGCATGTAAATTAATAAATGATTTATTGGAATTATCTGTAATATAAAACATATCAGATAATACATTTTGTGATAAAATATAGAACCTATTTAATAAAATTTTTAATACTTGAACAATTGAACTATCACTACTTGTATTAATCGGAGCACCACCACTTGCAGTATCAACACCAAAATATGGTGTTGTCACATCAACACTTCCTAATTGTGAATCATATGGAGATATTGGTATCCAAGTATTTGATCCATCAGCGTTTTGTGCAGATTTCATGTTTAAATCTTTTTCACGTTTTTGCTGTGTAAAAAATGTGTCAATAAAGTCATTAACAAGAGTTATTTCAGGAAATGGTTCAGGTAATTTTTCACTTAATTCAATTGGAGCAACTCTTACTTCATTAAATCCACCATACACTGGTTTTTTATCAATAACAAGTGGAAATGCAAAAACCTTTTCAATAACATCCTTATAGTTTCCATTTAATATTATTTTTTTATAGTCTTCATTATTATGGTGTTCACTTTCTGCCTTTTCTGATGTTTTTTTTACTATTTCAAAAAAAGTATCAATATCATCTAAGATTATTTTAAATATATTATATATTGTAGGAAACATTCCTAAATTCTCTACAACTGAATTATTTATTTTAGTTTTTATCGTCTCACTTAAATTATCTCTTTCTTTATTTAAAGAATTTTTTTCATTAAATAATTTAACGTAAAAATCAGTTACATCAATTCCACCATATTTTGTTGGATTATTTTCATTTTTTTTGGTTTCTAAATTAAATGTGTTTTCAAAAAATATTGGTTGTGATATATCACTATTATTAAATATTATGTTAGTAACATTATTTTTCGCACTCATTATTAATTTATTTGAAAATGAATTCAATTCATTTTCAATGGTGGAACTAAAATCATTACCACTGGTATATTGTGTTGCATTAGTAACGTCACTATTTGTCCCAACAATATATCCAACGTACAATCTTTTTTTAATATTTGTTGGAAGACCATCAGTTGATAGTTTACGAATTATTTCATCATATTCAGATAAATTATTAATTGAATCAATAGTAATTTCATTCTCAATTTCTTTAAAAAAGAATGGTGAAGATTCATTTGTTTTAATAAAAAAATATGGTTTCCCAACATCTTTTATTTGTGATGTATATGAACTTAATTGTATTGTTGTTGAATTAATTTGATTTGTTTTAATCTTTGTATTATCAAACTTTTTACTATCAATATCGGTTTTAATTGTACTTTCAGTTTTAGCATATAAATTTTTTAATTTAGAAATTAAATCATATGTGTTTTTTGGCGGAACATTTAAATCTGGTGATATTATCGTATCACTAATCATTAAAGGAAAATTAACTATATATCTAAATAAAATATCACTTAATGGTGCATATGTTATTGCAACAAATTGTGCATCAATAACAAAATTGCCACTTTCTGATTTAAATTCAGATGTTTGTTTAACTAAATGCAATTTATATGTTAATGCTTTACCATAATAACCTTTAATTGTTAAAGTAAATATTGGTGGTGGAAAATCAATTAAAACCCTATATGGTGAATCTTCTTGATTAAAAAAAGATAATCCTCTAGCATCAACAAATTGTATATTAACCTGTGGAACAAATGATGAATTTATTGTTATTTTAATATTCGTCATTCCAAAACTTTCATATGGTTTGTCTGATCCCAAACTTCCATCGTAATAATTGGTCGTGAAATTTAAATAATTAGGATTGTTCTTTTCTTGATTCATTCCCAAAAAATTAACGCTAATACTATCTTCCATATTATTTTTTTCAAAACCACCTTTTGATAGTAATACAGTTCTACCCTTTCTATTTGCCGTAAATTCAGCAAAAATAAACATGTCTTGATATTGTGGAATACCATTAACGATATTTGGATTTATATTATATTGATTTGGGTCTACAATTACAACATTATTTCTCCTAGAGATACCATCCATTAATATTAATTTATAATAAATAGTTTTTATTGAAAAATGTGAATTTTAAAACAATTCTTATGAAAAAACAACTATTTATATACGAAAATTATTGATGATATGATTTTAACAATATTAATATGGTATAATGTATTTTTCTATTTGTTCATAGGACTATTAATATTATTTCTATTTCTAGGTTTTTATGTTATTAATGTTATAAGAAAAAAAAATTTAGATATTAAACTTATTCAACAACAACATTCAGCTAAAATTGATAACATTAGAAAAGAACATTCAATTACATTAGAAAATATTAGAATCGAAATGCTTAAACGTGAAGAAGAAAGAACTCGTCAATGGGCTGAATCAGAAAAAGAAACTTTACAAGTATTAAGTGGTATTTCAACATTTTTAGATTTAACAGAAAAAATTGGAATTGTCGATACTGATAAAATCATTTTAATTTTAAATGAAATGAAAAATA